TAAAGGCTGGTGTGCGCAAAGGTGGAAGAATAAAAACAGGAGTATCTACTACACAAATAATTGTTGATGCCAGAACAATTGATGGAAATGACTTATCACATGAATCAGGTGCAACTTTAAGTGTAGTTTTATCTGATGGAACAACTGAAAGTAAAACTATATCAACAATAGATGGTACTACAATTACTGTTTCTTCAGCCTTTTCTTCAGTTCCTCAAGCAAATAGTGTTTATGCAATAGAAAGTTCATCTGTTCAATTCCAAATCTTTAGGGTTATTTCTATTGAAGAAAAAAATGATTGTCAATATACAATTACTGCTTTGTTTCATGCACCAGACAAATATGATTTTGTAGAAAATTTAGAGGTACCCCAAGCAAGAAATATTACAACTATTCTTGACACAAAACCAGCACCTAGTAATTTAACAGCTACAGAACAAATTGTAGAGCTTAATAATCGTGCTGTATCAAAAATATTTGTAAGTTGGCAACCAGTTCAAGGTGTGAAAGAATATTTATTAGGATTTAAAAGAGATAATGAAAATTTAAAAGTAGTAAGAATATCAAGACCTACTTTTGAATTATTTGAATCAGAATTAGGCACATATAAATTTTTTGTAAAATCATATAATGCTTTAAATAAATTAAGTAAAAACACATCTTCTTTAACATTTAATGCAATAGGTAAGACGGGCGTACCGGCAGACCCTAGTGGATTAACAGTTGAACCCATTTCAGATCAATTTGTAAGACTACGTTTCAATGCTTCTACAGATGTTGACGTAACTCATGGAGGAACGATAGAAGTGAGGCATACACCAAATACAGGAAATACAGCAACCTTTTCAAATGCAACAGAAATAATTCCAAAATTAAGTGGAAATATGACTGAAACTATAGTGCCAGCTCTAACTGGAACATATTTAATTAAATTCATTGATGACGGTGGAAGAAAATCAACAAATGCTGCAAAAATTATTGTTACACAACCAGACCCACAACCAAATCAAGTAATACTTACAGAAAGAGAAGATTTAGATTCACCACCATTTCAAGGGAATAAAGTTAATACATTTTATGATGCAGATTTTGATGGTTTACTTTTAGATGGAACCTTACTATTTGATTCAATAACACAAAATATTGATGATTTATCAAATATAGATTTTGCTAGTCCAATTACTTCAAGTGGTAGTTATGAGTTTGCAAATGAAATTGAAATGGGTGGCATTTTTAATTTAATGCTGCAAAGAAGATTTGTGACATCAGGTCTTATTGTAAATGATTTAATTGATTCGAGGACTGCAAATATTGATACATGGACAGAATTTGACGGTGCTTTAGCAGAAGATGTTAATGCAAAATTACTGGTGGCAACAACACAATTAGCTACTACTACTTCAACAGCAGCTACCTACGGACAAAGTGGGACTACAATTACAATTTCTAAAGCTTCGCATGGTTATGCTGTTGGCGATCAGGTTGTAATTGATTTTACTGCTGGCAGTGCAACAGATGGCAACTATGTAATAACCGCAGTTGCTACAGATGGAGATTCATTTGATGTAATTTCAGAAACAAGTGCAACAATTTCATCAGGAACATCATGCAATTATGGCCCTAACTTTTCACAATTTAATATTTTTGCTAATGGAGAATATAGAGCAAGAGGTTTTAAATTTAAGTGTGAATTGGAGTCAAATGATCCAGCGCAAAATATAAATATTAGTGAACTCGGTTACGAAGCAAGTGTAAAACGTAGAACAGAAACAGTTAATACAGCAATTGCAAGTCAATGTGCAACAAATAGTTCAGCCAAAACAGTGACATTTGGCAGTCCATTCTTTGCTGGTACTGGTTCTTTAGGAGGGTCAACAACTGCATTTTTACCGACAGTAGGAATTACTCTTGAAGGTGCTGTATCTGGTGATTATTTTAAAATTACATCTATTACTGGTGCGCAATTTGTTATAGAAACAAGAGATGCAAGTAATAATTTTAAGGATTTAAGTTTTAAATATACTGCGATTGGGTTTGGTAAAGGTACATAAATATGTTTATATTGAAGTTATCAACTATCATATACTTATATAAAAAGGATTAAGTAATGGCAACACATGATTATGTTATAGCCAACCAATCTGGTGCGGCTTTTCGAACAGATTTAAATAATGCTCTTGCTGCAATCGTAAGTAATAACTCAAATTCATCAAGTCCATCTACCACCTATGCGTATCAATGGTGGGCTGATACTTCTGCTGGTGTTTTAAAAATTAGAAACTCAGCTAATAACGCATGGATAGAACTTTTACAACTTGACGGCACGTTAACTCTTGAAGATGGGTCTGCAAGTACCCCAGCACTGGCTTTTAGAGATGATCTGAACACAGGAATTTACAGTTCTGCTGCTGATACTTTTAACGTGGCAACTGGTGGTGTAGAAAGAATGGAACTAGGAGCAACAACAATATTTAATGAAGATGGTGAGAATGTAGATTTTAGAATTGAAAGTGATTCAAATACTCATATGTTTTTTGTTGATGCTGGTAATAACAATATAGGTATAAACACATCAAGTCCGTCTAAGACATTAGTTATAAATGAAAATGATTCTGAATGTGTTGCAATTATAAAATCATCTGATACTGGTACAGCAGGGTTATTTTTAGGTGGTCAGTCAGATGAAATAAAAGGTGGAATTTTATTTAATAATTCTACTAATAACTTAACACTACAAGGACACAATAATTCAACTGCAATGGCTATAGATTCGTCTGGAAGAGTAGGTATAGGCACAACAACGCCTGATTCAATCCTCGATATTACTTCAGCTAGTCCATTTATAACATTTAATAGTAATGATGCTCAATTAACTCAAGATGAATTAATAGGTGGCATGAAAGTTTTTAAATCAGATGCTTCTGGTTCTGGTACTGGTATTTGTGGAAGTTTGATGTGGAGATCAGATGATGCTGTTGGAGCTAGAACTTATCTGGCATTTACAATTAGAGCAAATAG